ATCAGCGTGCTAATGTCCGAGGCTTGAGAGCCACCGGCAGACACAATTAGGATACGGAACTTCGGGTTGTGGATAAGGCACCAGACACAATACGCTGCAGCTATACTGGTCTTGGCCTGACCGCGCTGGGCCTTCACCATCAGGTAGTGAGGCCCATACGCGATGAACTTAGCAATGTCCTCCTGAATCTCCGAGACAGAGAAGCCCAGCAGGGCCATCACGTCATGCAAGAACGGGAGGAACTCGCTGTAGTGGTCTTGCAGCAGGTGGAGCTTTTGCCACCGGATTAGGGCTTCGCTCGAAGATTCGCGGGCCATTTAGTGCATGCCCCCAGCGTCAGAGAGGAAGTCCGGCATGACAGGCTTGGCCTTCTTGCGCCGAGCTTCCAGGGCTTCCCGCAGGGCCTTGGTGGCATCGCTGTCATCAAGGTTAGCGGTAATGTCGTTGTTCTTGAGGAAGGTCACAGCCACCGCCAATTCAGCGGCAGTGGCCTTGCGGGTGCCTGCCTCGTTACCTTCCTTATCGAATACAGGCACCCCGTTCTGGATCATGTCCAGTAGCTGTTCAGCCAGAACAGCATGGAGGGACTTGAGGGTAGCGTCACTTGCTGCCATCACGGTACTCCTTAAAGATAGTTCGCAGCTTCCAGGCAATAGCCAGCAAGATGTAAACAAGGTTGAGCCAGATTACCCAGGTCGAGATGGGTACTCCAGCTATGGCGGCAGCAACCACCCCTACGGGCGGCGTTACTACCACCGCGTCAGGGATGGTTTCGATCTTCATTTAGTCTCCAATGGGGAGTTGTGTGATAGACAGGCGCTGTGCCCCGGCATCAGCCACAGTGTTGGTAGCCACAGCGGATACGACCATAAGATCAATCGTGTCGCCAGGGTTTAGCGTGATAACTTCGGAGCCAGAGCTACCGATGTACGCGCCACCCGTTGGGTTGTAGACAGCGTTGTAGGTGCCAGAGATTCTCCGCGTCCCGTTAACTCGTACCCATGCGTAGAAGTACGCGCAGCTAGCCGTAAGGTTAGCGGCAGCATGAAAGTTAACTAGGTAGCGCGCTGCCCCAGTGAGTTCGCTCGACGGCGTGGTAACTACGCTGCTCGCTACTGTGAACTTGTTGGAGCGGATCACGTTGCTCATGAGCACCCGCGTTTCCGTATTAGCTGGCACAGACTGCGATGTGGCGTTGTTATTTATCACAATCTCAGCCCGGTTGCCAAGGCTGATCTTGGTGCGATCTAGCCTTACAGAGCCAGGGGTGATAGTGATGTTGAACGGTCCCCATACCTCGTCGCCGCAGCGATAGTAGAACTCATATGAGCCTGCCGGGAATCCCATAGTAGCAGCGCTACTGACTAGGTTGCCACCTTCATCCGTGGACGAGCTACCAGCCCATGCACTGCCTGCTAGTGAGAACTGCACTGGCGTGTTAGGCCAGCACCGCTCTGCCACAAATAGCATCTCGTTGCCGATATCGTTCGTTAGGGTAGCCGGTGTATGGAAACCGATCTGCCCGCCACTCCGCGCCCACCAGCTTTTCCTGCGACCAGCGATACCAGAGCTTAGGTTGTTGAGGACTAAGTAGCTTTCGCGTGCCACATCATACGAGCGCTCAACCCAGCCGTCACCGCTAGACTGCAGCACGCCGTCGAACACCCCGTTGAGGTCTGCCCAAGCACCGGAGTACCCAGCAGAGATATTGGGCCACACCGAAGTGAGCGCGCGGCACAGCGTTACCACCTGGCTGGCGATTAGCTTTGAAGCCAGATACGTAGGATGCAGGCCATCGGCGCTGCTACCAGCTACGCGCGTGGCTTTCCACAAGCTGGCCTCAACGCTGTAGTTTACCTGCGGGAGCGCAGCGACATGCTGGCGCAGCTGCGTCCAGTTATGGAACTTGGTCGCCACGCCGATGCCAGTGGCGTTGTCTAGCATATGCGTACCTAGCAGACCAGCGTTTAGTCCACTAGATGGGCGGACCATGTACGCCGGGATGATGTACTTATTCTTGAACGTAGTCAGTGGGAACGAGCCGTTGCTAGTGTCGTGCGGGGTTAGCTGCACGAAGATGATAGTGGCGCTTGGCAAGCCAGTACGCAGCGCGGTGAACAAGTCGGTCGCGTCCTGCTGCTGCTGCGCGAGAGTTCTGCCATCAATCTCCGTGATGCTATCATTAAAGCCTAGCGCCACGAATACAACTTCGGGGCTTTGGTCGATGCAGTGCTGCACTTGGGTCTTGCTGCCGAATACAGCGGCAGTCCTTGCGCGGTAGAACGAACTACCGCCGCGAGAACAGTTGAAGAGCGTAGTGACTTCGCCAACACCCAGCATCAACTCCTGCCAGATGTTAGGCCAGCTGGGTTCGTTCGCTGTGTACTGGTCGGAGAGGCTATCGCCAATGACAGCCACGCGCTTGCCAACAGAACCGCTGCTGCTACCGGGAACGCCCTGCGGTCCTGCCGGTCCTGCCGGTCCAGTCGGCCCCTGCGGACCCTGCGGCCCTGCTGGACCCGGACCACCGGGAGAGCCAGGAATGCCTTGAATGCCCTGCGGCCCTTGCGGGCCAACGGGACCGGGCGGGCCTTCCCAGCCCGCGCCCCCGACGCTACCGCCCGCAAGCTGCGCGGCGTCGATAGCCTCCATAGCGACGAACAGGCCCTGCCGTGCCACCAAGTCCATGTTGTACTCAGTGAAGAGTGAGCCGTTCACGAAGTCCACAAGCGGAGGCTTAGGCGTTGCACGGTAGATGACGAGGGTAGACCCAACAGGCGTAACAGGGAGGTTACGCAGCGTGGTGTCATTCAGGAAGTTACCATCGTTGATCGAGACATGGGTTCGCACCTTGGTCGCGTTATCTTCTTGATAAACCTTCACATGGCTACGGTCAATGTACTTGCCGACGAAGTTGAACTCGTAGGAGGTCGTTGACCCGTCACCAGGGAAACGATTAGTGGCATACAGGGCCATCGTATCTCCTTTGAAAAGTTGTGTATTCTATATATTGGCAGGAAGCTAGCCCCGAAGGGCCAGTCCTATCACTGCGCGGAATCCCGCAGTAGGTTCGTCAGAGGCGCAAGTAGAGGGGTATTGTTCAGAGGCGTTACCGACAGAAGCGGCGATACCTTCTTAGCACCCTCGTTTGTCGCAGCACGCACAACCTTGTCACCCCACCCTGCGATGGGGACTACCGAGCTAAGACCCTTCTGGCCCTGGCGGCCGCCGCCCGCGCCCCCAAGGGCTTGGTCAACCTCGTCAGGGAGCACGGTCGTCAGCGCGTTCACAACGTCAGGGATCAAGCCCAGCACGCCGATGTAGTTCAGGCTCGCACGGGTAAGAGCTTCAGGGCTCATGCGCTCGTCTATGTACTTGTCGGCGTCCTCACGTCCGACAGCACCCAGCAGCACGCGGCCAGCTTGGATAACCATAACGAACGGCAGTGCGGCAAGCACCATCCCCAGCACAGCAGCAGCCCCGTGGGTAGCGCGGTTGCGCCCCAGCTGCTTCTCCATAGCGACCAGTGGGAACGTGCGGAACTGTGTAGCCATCCGCCCCAGCGCAGTGTGCTGCCAGCGGTGCTTCTCGCCCACGAACGAACCTTGAATGATCTGACGGGAACCACGGTGTACTGCCGTAACGAATGCACTAGCGGCCTCGGTGTCGGTGATCCTTGTAATGTCGAAGCTCTTAATCGCGGCACCTTCCCACACCACCGCCTTGTCCAGGTCTTTCTTGAAGGCAGCACGGATCGCGGGTGTGAAACCCATGTCCGCCAGCGCCTTGTCGTCCGTCCCCTCCTTGATGTACCGCAGGGCCTTGCTCGTGATCTCCAGAGCGGCGCTGCGCACTTGCACAGCCGTTGTCATACGATGGAAGGACACCACGCTCAAGGCGCGGGCGCCAAGGCGCAAGGCTCGGTCAAGTGTACCGATACCGTCCTGGCCCACAGCGGTGTGTACCTGGCTGGGGTCATCCAGCTTGAGGATCATCTTGTAGTCAGACATGCCGAACTCGCCGCCACCGCCGAACTTCTCCATGCTATGCAGGATGCTGTTCTCCACCTTCTCGCCCTTTGCCATCCGCTTGATCTCACCGATCAGCTGCGGCACAGACGCCAGCGACCGCATTGCGTGGCCGATGCCGAGGGTGAGGCCGATGTTCACGCCTTCCTGCAGCTGGGCAAAGCCCATACCACCCAGGCTGCTCAGGGCGTTAGCCTGCATTGCCCGGTTGGCCCATTGAACCTGCCCACTCTCGTTGCGCCACGGACGATCCAGCATTTCCGCAGCCGTCTGCTGGAACGCTTCCATCATCTTCTTGTGCGCCTCGGCGGTCATACCTGCTGGCTTGAAGCTCAGGGCATCCTCGATCATCTTGAGGCCAGCCGAGCCCATGATACCGGACTGGGTGAGCGCAACTTCGCCGCCCACCCGCTCCGCTTGCCCCTTGAGCAGCGATGGAATGTCCGTGTGGTACAATTCCAGCATCTGCTTACCGGGTGCGTACTCGGCAGTCAGGTCTAGCTTGAGTCGCTTCTTGGTGTGGCTCATGGCCCCAGCGCGCAGCTTGTTGGCAAACTGCTGGATTTCGTCCCGCGTCATGCCTTGCGCCCTCATTGCCTCCTCGACGTAGTGCGCGGCAGCAGGGTCGTGGATGTTGCCAGGGATTTCGTGCCCGGCGTTGGCATTCGTGCGAGCGTGCTGCACATACACCTTAGCGATACGGTCCGCGAACGCTTCATCAAAGCTGTTGAGGTCAACGAGTTGGCCACGCAACACGTCCACCAGCGCGCGCTGTGCCTCGGGTTCGAGCGCCATGAGAGCAGCAGCATTGAAGCGGTGAGGCAGGTAGCCCACCGAGGTCGTCGGCAGTGCGCCCCAGCCTGCTGTCTTGTTGTCCACTTGAGCCAGCCGCATGCGCTCCATAGCGCTTTGCACACTGTCCGCTGCACGAGTCACGTTGCCGTCTTTCGACAGCGGCCGTTGGTGCAGGCGGTTCTCAATCTCGGTGAACACAGCCTTATTGAACTTGTCCTGCAACTCCCCCTTAGTCAGCGAGTCCGCTACGCTACGCGCCCAGCCCCGCTGGCCCGTGGCCCAGGCTGTGAGTTCACGGTCGTAGTCGATGACGCTGGAGCCAATCAGGGACTGGCTGATCACAAACTTGCGGATGCTAGCTGTGTCATGCCGTCCTGCTGCGCCCATCGCATCCTCAACAATCAGCGCGGCGTACATCTTGGCGAGCGGGTCATCGCTGGCGGCGAGCACGTGGCCCGGCGTGGAGAAGTCAAACAGCTTGTTGTCCATCAGCGTCTTGAGGCGCTCAGGGTCTTGCGGGTTAGCGGCAAGCCATGCTTCGGCATCCTCGCGGAGCTTCTTGATGTACTTCTGGCGCATACGGCCAGTCACGTCTGACGTGTCAATCGTGTCCGTACCGTACTTATTGTCGATAGCGTCCAGCACCGTGCTCTGCGGAGTGCCGCTGAAAGCCATGCGGCCTTGCTCTATACCTTGCGCCCCTTGCAACTCGCCCTTGGCAGCCTTATCCAAGAACTCCACAAAGCCCTCGGTGGCATTCAGGTGCCCCGCCTTCCGCATGTCATCAAAGATACCCTTGAGGGACTTAATCAACGCACGGAAATGCTCCAGCAGCTTCTGTGCGGGGGTGAGAGGCTTGCCCGCTGCGGCGGCTTCTGCCAAGTCCTGCTCAGCACGCTTAAGGAATTGCTCCGCAGCGAACTCGTCGAACTTGGTGAAGTAGCTAATGTAAGCGCGGCCCTTATCAGGAGACTCAGGCCACACATCCATCAACGCCTGCCGCAAATTACCGGGCAACTCACCCCGCACCGCCTTCCCAAACACACTGGAAGTGCTGGCGCGGCTTGCCCCCAGGCGCTGGCGGGCTACCTCGGTTGCTGGATCGTCTTTCATGAAGGAGTCCAGCCACTTGCGCCAATCCTGCACCATCTTCCCGCGCAGTTGCTCAGGCAACCGTGCAGCATAGTGCTCGAATACAGCATGACCAAGTTCGTGTATGGCGGTTGGCTGCATCTGCTCACCGGACTTCAACAAGATCACATGCTTGCCAGCGCCCGCCGAAGTAGCCCCTCCGTCCATCGTGCCCAGACTTTTCTCGTCGCCTCGTTGTAGGTGGATAGCAAGGTCAGGTGCGTACTTAGAGCGCAGGCTTTCTACGATAGCTGCCACCTCTTTGAACGCAGCCGAGTTAGCCACGTCAGGCCCCAGGTGCGTACCCGCAGGCATAGCCCGAAGTTCGTCTGCCGTGCGGCTTAGAGAGTACATCGTAACCTTGGACTCTAGCTGCATATCTGCGATCGCCTTGGTGTCCGCGTTGAAGTACGGGCTCTCGCCGCCATTTGCCTTCGGTACTTCTGATCCGTCCATCCCTGCCGTTGGCTCCTGTGCCGCTTCCCGCTCCAACATAGTTTCTGTGTCCGGGGCGTCGATCTTGCGGCTTGGGCCGGGGGCAGCCGCACGCGCCTGGGCCTCTGCCGTGTGGGCCTCAGCCTCCAGCACAGCAGCCCGCTCCCTGATAGTCTCCGGCGTCGCCTCGACACCCAGCTCGTCCGCTGCTTGCTTGAAAAACGGGGCCTGCCGGATGTATGCCTCCTCAGCGGCCCTGAGTGTTGCGTTGTGGTGGGCGGCCCGTACCGTGCTGGGCAGGAACGGAACCGACATGGCGGCACCAGCCAGTGCGCTCATAGCGTAGTCGTCAAGGCTCCGATGCTCCCCCAGCGCCTGTAGCCCCGCCTCGGCCAGGACGTTGCCGAGGGCGTTCTCGGCAGCAAGGGATGCCCCTGCTGCGACAGGCCGGCCAGCGGCCATCAGGGCCGTGGCACCAACGCCTGCCACATTAAAGGCTTTCATAACGCCGAAGCCAGCGGCCCAGCCCACGGGGTCAGCCATCGCGCCTAGCGTGCCCATCAGGAACTGCTCAGTGCCCGACACGTTCGCCATCACGCCACGGTCTTCGCGGTCCGTGTTGATCTTGGTTAGGGCCAGGGCCAAGTCCGTGTCGGACTGCGTGCTCGCCAGCAAGTCCTTCTCGTCGGCAGTGGGGTTCTGCACGTAGCTGTAAACCTGCAGCGGGTCAGCCTTGCGGCGGGCGATGTACGCGTCATCGCGCAGCTCCCCCGAAGCTGCGATGTGCGCAATGGCGTTGGCCGATGGCGTCAGAGCCATACTCAGGGCTGCGCCCATTGTGGTGCTGCGGTCATTGCGGCCCCAGCGTTCCTGTTGCTGTCGCTTCGATTCCTTGGCCTCTTGGGCGGCTTGGGTTGCCTGCGCCAATGGCACCAGCGGGGAAGCCCCTACCGGGAAGCTAGGAGCAAACGGCGCGACAGCACCCACAGTAGCGGTAGGGCGGCTATTGGGGGCACTGGGGACAACCGTGGCGAAGCTGGGAGCGCGACCTGCCCAGGCGTCCTCCCAAGTCACCGGCTGCGCCAAGGGCACGCCGGTCTCCGAGTTCTGTGCCAGAGCACGTTGCGGTTTGCCAAGTCCCGGGATGCGGGTGCGGATGCCTTCCGGCAGCGCAGCAGTAACCCGGTCATAGTAGTCCGAGGTTTCATTGGTGAAGCGCGGGTTCTTCTCGCCCTTCATACCACCGTTGTACCCCGCAGCAGCAAGGCCCCAGTCCTTGGTGCGGTTGAAGGATTCCTTAAGGTGGTAGGCTGCTGCCGTTGCCTGCTCGGTTGGGTCCTTGCTGTACGCGCTTACGCCGTACTTCTCGAAGAACAGGCGCTCGGTCTTGGGCATGAACTGGTACACACCCTTGGCACCCACCGGGCTAACCTGGTCGGCATTAGACCGCTCGCCGTGCAAGCGGATGGCGCTGAGCACTTCCTTCGGGACACCTGTACGTTTTGCTGCCGCTTCCTCAGCAGCGTCCCATGCTGGGTCTTTGTATGAAATAGGGGCTTGCGCCATCTTGCTTACTCCTTATTTAGGTTTCGACTTCTGGAACTCCCGGTAGCTCTTCCATTCTTCTGGACTCGCGTAGATACCGGGCTGTCCCTCGGGTCGTGGTCTCGGGAATGTGATCTTGGGGCCGTATACAGGCCCCTTGCTCTCGTTCACCTTGGCTTTCTCGCGGGTCAGAATCTGCTGGTAGAGCATATCTGAGTTGATGTAGACTGGCATCAGGTAGGTGCCGTCATCGTTGCGGGCAGTGACGATCAGGTTCTGCTCGCCTTTGGGACCGTCAGGAGCCATCACGATCTGCACATCGGCCAACTCGCCCGGACTGTTGCGCTTGTGCACATCAGCGATCAGGCTGTTCAGGGCGTCTGCCAGCATGCCCTTGTCAACGTACTTGTCAGGGTACGCACGCTTGATGCTTGTGAGCATGTCCGTCTCACGGCCCTGCCGACTCCAGCCATAGCCGCCCAGCATCTCCACATCGTTCAATGCGTACTGTGCGGATGCGGACAGGGCGTCCTCTTGGGGCACATTGCGGTTGACCATCATGCGGTAATGCCCGGCCATGCTCGACTTGAACAGGGCTTGCGCACTTGGGGCGATCTTGTCAGGCGTGCTACCGAACTTCCACCACGTACCCTTCTGCTGCCCGGTCAAGGACTCGCCGGCCTTGGCTGACTTGCCCCACAGTTCTCGCCGCAGGAACGAATCAACGTCAGGCGCTTCCTTATCGGTAAAGCGCTCAGTCGGGTTGTAGAGGGGATCGCGGGCAATGGCATGAGCCGCTGCCAGGACGCCAGGGTTGGTCATGTCCTTGCCTTGAGTCTCACGGCGGAACGTGTCCATCACCGTGAACTCCTTGCTGCCGAACACGGCCTTCGCCGCTGCTTGCCCTGCGAGGTCTGCTCGGTTGGTGGTCAAGTCCCGGAAGATACCGAAGGCTTGGATGAAGCTGTTGTTGAGGCTCTGGCCTTGTGAGTTGACCATGCGGGCCATCTCCACCTTGACAGCGGTGGGTACAATAGAACCAACGCCGTCGCCCGCGAAGGCACCGTGATGCTTGAGCATGGCGGCGCGGGCTTTCCAGTCCACATTGCCCTTGTCATCGACCGCGTTCCACTGCTGTAGGAACAGACGATCCACGTCCTTGTCCTTGAAGTCTGGCGAGGCTTTGGCACCGGCGTAGCCGTTCGTCTTGAAGGCTGTCGTGATGGCGTCGTCCATGAGGGCCTGTGCCTCTACCACTTGGCCCTTGCTTGCGAGGTCTTCTGCAGCCTTGGCCTGTAGCGTTTCGGCTTGGCGGATGCGCTGCCAGTATGCAGCAAGCGCTGATTGCGCTGTGGTTGCCCGGGTAGTTCCAGGCACCAGTGGCTGGTCGTTGCCACTGAGGCTGGCGTACTTGGAGTTCAGATCGTCATAGTCCTTCATCACAGCCTCGGCGCTGTACTCGGGGTCATTGCGCGCACGGTCATAGATTTGCGCAAAGTCCTTGGCGTAGCCGTCCCGGGCTTCCGCTGCGTGCTGCTTCTTGTACTGGTTGACGGCCCGCTCAACCTGCAACCGCTTATCGGGTGGCAGGGACTGCATCACCCCACTGTTGATGGCGAGGTTCACAGCATGGAACTGCCCAGCCTCTGCGAGGCTTGCCAGCGAAGTCGCCACGAATTGCTTGTGGCTCTCGGGGTCAACGCCAGCAGGCAGCACGAAGCCCTGCAGGAAGGTCGTCTGCCGCAGCTGCTTGTCGTCGTCCGTTGCCATAGGGTTTTGGGACACAAGCTGCAGCGACGTAGCATTCTGCTGGGCCGCCTCAAAGCGCTGATTGTACGCATGCTCCTGTTGGGCCTTGTAGAACTCCCTGGTCTGCGCTTGAATCAGGTTCGGCAGCACCTTCGTGAGGCGCAGTCCCAGCTGCACGTCCGTCTGCGGGTCACCAGTCTGGAACTCCTTGCCCATCTTTTGGATGATTGCGGGAAGCTCGTCGGGGCTGGTGTTGCGCAGCGTGGGCATAGCGTTCTGCACAGCCGCGTCGAACTTGGCAGCTTGGGCGTCAAGGCTGTACTGCCGGGCGCCTTCCACTGCGGAGCTAGGCCCGAAGATTTTGCTGTACCAAGGCTGCGTATTCACAATCTCGGTCAGCGCCTCGCCGCTGGATGCACGCTGCACACCTTCCAGAAACTTGCGCTCTGCGAGCTCAGCGGCCATAGGCTTGAGCAGAGTCTCTGCAAATCCGAAGATGGCGGCTGCGGTCTTGTCGCCACCCTCGTTGTAGTGGGTTAGGCCCCCGACAGCTTGCGCTGTCTGGTAGCCTGCTTTCGCCATAACGGCGTTGCTGCCCTGGGCCTGCGGGGTTGCAGGCGGGGCAAAGGTAAACGTGCCGGGGCCTCGTTCCTCGGAGCCTTGGCCCTTCTCACTGTATCCATTCCAGGCCATAGGCCCTCCTTAAAGAAGCGATGTTGATGAAGTGGGTGCCCAAAAGCCGGTCTTAGGTGCGGAGAAACCAATGTCCCCACCCGGCAGTTTGAGCCCCGTACCGGCATCAGCCTTGGTGCCGCCGCCATCGAACAGGTTGGCGGCAAAGCTCATTAAGTCCTTGCTGCCCCCAATGGCAGAGGCCCAGTTGAATCCGCCCTGCACCGTGGGAACAGCGGCAGCGGGGCTAGTGTTGCCACTAATCACCGTCATGTCCTGCTGCTGCCACGCGGCGGGGATGATGCCAGCCAGTGTCTGCACTGCGTCGTAGTCGGCCTGGGCCTGTGCGTTCTCGGTAAGTTGGTTCTTGAGCGCGTCGCGCAGGGCCATCGTATTCTCGATAGCCTCCACGCTTCCGCCCCCTACACCCTTGCTTGCCACGTTCGCAGCGTAAGCCCCGGACGCCTCAGCCTGTGCGATCTGCGTCATCACGTTGCTGGTTTGAGTAGCCGCCCGATTGCGGCTGAGGTTTGTGGCCGCAGCAGCGAAGGTCTTGTCAGCGGCCCGCATGATGCGGTCGTTGTTGATCTTCTGAATAGAGCGGGCCAGCTCGGACTGGGCGTTCAGCTCCTCCTGCTTGGCCTTACTCTGCTTGGTCTGTTCCTCAGCCGCCTTCCGGCTAGCTGCTGCCTGAATACTCGCGGTCTGTGCGCCGCCAAGCAGTCCGATGGCCGACATGGCTAGCCCAAAGATTGCCATAGTTACTCCTTAAACAAATCGGTGATTCATGAACCACTGCCCCGTCCATGTGATGCGGGTGATGCTCAGAGGCATCCAGCTGCGCGACGTAATCGTACAGGTGTAGTCCTTGACTTCGCGCCCGACATGCACTGGGGTGCTACCGGAGGTCACAGGGATGACGCCGACCATGTTGTCAGCCATCCCGAGGATGCGCCCGTTGAAGCGCAGCGACGTAATCGTACCGTAGTCCGTATTGACGGCCACCCAGTCGAAGTCGTTGTGCTGTTCAGCAATCCCGTAGCGCGATGTAACGCTAGCAGAGAAGCCACCAGCATCCTTGTAGTACACATCCAGCCGGTTAACGGTCAGCCTGCCCTGCATAATGGGCTGGCCCGATTGGCTCCTGCGCACTGGGCTGGTAAGCTCAACTGAGCTCTCGAATGGTAGCCCCAACGCGCACCAGTCCGGGTGGCGCGCGGCCAGCCCAGCTGGAATATACGCGAAGGTGGCGTTGAAGTCCGCCAGCGTGTTGACGCAGGGGATCACGCCGTGAAGCCAGTACGCATTCTTAGGCTGCGCGGGATCGGTAGTCAGGTAGCCTGCGATCCTGTCGCGGGTAAACACCGTAGCCAAGAATGGATACTTGCGGTCCCACCAGTCCCTGCTAGTTGGCACACCCTTCATGCCGCTTACCCAGAGGCTGTCCGCCCTGCGCATACTATCCAGATACGGAACACCCGGGACTTGCGGCAAGAGGCTCTGCTTCTCCAGCGCGCTGTATCCGAAGTACCCATTAGCACCCGTCCATACGATACCGTTCTCGTCCTTCCATGCTTCTCTGGCAACCCGCAGATGCACGGAGTCCTCGTGGTAGAACATGGAGTAGATCAGGCCGAAGGCTGGAGCGTAGTCAAACCTGCTCCAGCTGTCCATGATCCGCTCGTTGCCATGGTCAATAAAGCGGAATACGTAGATGCTATGCGGCATCTCGTCGGTGCGGACTAGCAACATGCTGGGGCTAGACACGTACAGCAGCTGCGCGGGTTTGCCCCGGATGTAATCCGATAGCTGCATGCCGAGCCCAGTAAACCTGCTGGTGTCGGATACGTCCCCAACTTCCATTTGGAATACTTCCGTGCTGCCCTCGCGCCGCTTGGCGAAGAACACTAGGTCCCGGCCGACCACAGGCGGGCAGTCCGTAGCATCTTCGACGGCAGAGGACTGGATGATGCTGCTGGTGCTCGGAGTCAGCGGGTTGCGCCCATCGATACTGTACTGCTGGTTGTCTCCGAATAGCAGCAAGCTACGGTCGAAGATCACGGAGTACCGTATGGTATCCGCTTCGCTACCTAGCGCGTACACTTCCACCGGATCGTTGTCTGGTACGGTTAGCGTTTGCGTGCGCCAGAAGTTAAAGTAGTTGCCGACCTCGGAGAAGTTCAGAACACCGCCCGCCGCAAAGGCTAAGCGATCTTGGAACATACCGACCCACGTTATCTGCTTATTGAAGAACGCCGGAGTCGGGCTGCTATCCTCGTCGCCTACTAACCGAGAGTTGAACTGCGGGATGCTATTGGGCGCGGCGGACCCAATGGTGCTGGATAGGTGCGCTAGGCCGGCTACGGTTCCACGGGCCACACCAACTGCGTCCAGCGCTGTGCCAATCCTCGCCGGGTTAAGGGCCAGAATAAGTAGTGGGCTGTTAATCGCAGCGCTAAAGGTGGCTGGGCATTCTTCCCAGCGGACTGGTCCCCAAGCCCCAGCGCCCTGGCCTACAGCCTGCACGTAGTAGCTAGCAGTTCCGCGCTCGGGCTTGATCTGCACGATGTGCCCGTATAGGTGCCGCGACGGCAGCGCGTCTGTGCTAGTAACGGTTAGGTTTGTCATCGTTACCGTGCTGCCGCTGCCACCATCGGTCAGGGTCGGCGCCGTCACTCGCCCGGTCACGTTATCAATGGCGAATGCGCCAGAGGTGGATGTGTCCCCCGCGTGGTAGATAATACCGCCAACAGCTGCGACCGCCGCTTGCACCGCACCGAAGGTAGCTAGCCTAGACGCTATGTACGCAGGCCGGGTTTCCTGCGCAGCCGTGGTGATCCACTTGGTTACTGCATCGTTGTATGCGTTGAGCCTGTCGTTAACCTTCTTCTGGTACTCGGGGTCGCTGAACGGAATGTCGCTGGTGTCCAGCGTGCCGCTGTAACTGGAGCTAGGCGTTGTGTATGAGCTAGTGTAGAGTACGCCATCGACCATAGCGGTCAGCGTGTACTTCCTATTCGGCATGCCCTGCCTAATCTCGAAGCCGTAATCTTTGTTAATGGCGTTGGCCCACCAGTTAATTTCTTGCGGCACCGTAAACACTGTGTTGTTTGGAACCAGCACTACGTACTCGCCTACTTGCACAGCTCCTGAGAATCCTTTGGAGATAGCAGCCCACGCAGCGTTGCTCTCCACTCCGCTAGCTCCTGTGCTAACCGTGAGGATCGCGCTGCTAGCAGCGAGCGGGTGCGCGCCGCTGATCTTGCGGGTTACCGAAATACCGGCGCCTTCCTCGTAGCTGGCCTCAGATAGCCACAGCGGTCTAGGCTTGCTCGGGTAATGCACGAGTAGCTCTTCGCTGCCCACCGTGTAGGAGATAGTTCGGAAACTAGCTAGCCATGTTCTGTACTCCTGCTGCTGGAACTCGCTGCGCTGGAAGTAGCTAGGCCCGTACAGGTTGCTGCTAACGCTGCCTTGGTACAAGGTGCCACGGCGGCGCGTCAGGCCGTGTACCGGGTCGCTCCACATGTTAACCTGCTCTCCGTGCTGGCCGTCCAGCCGCGCCTCGAACGGTTGCTGGTTAACTCCACGGCTCAGGCTATGGTACGCTCCTGAAACTTTAGCCATAGTGTTCCTTTATGTGATGCGCCGGGAGATAGCAGTGCTCTGCCAGTCTCGACGCCCGCCTACAATGTTCATCAACTTTTCTACAGCGGACGGCTTATACAGCAAGTTGCTTCGGGCATTGCGAATATGCTCGCTGTGCATGCTGGCGTAGCTGTCCTTAATCTCTTGCGCCAGAATCTGCGCCTTTGTGCCGTCCCCATCGTAATCCTTCTGGAAGTCCAGCTTGGCACGCGCTGCTATGTGCGCTCGCGCCAGGATCGGTACGTCCTCGAATGGCAGCACCCGGTGCAGCCGCACACGGATGGGGTCTGTGAACACATCTGTAACATCGTCCAGGTTGTAGAGGCGGTTGCCACGCACAGCCAGTCGTGGGTATTGGGTCAGCGAGTCGCAAGCGGCAGTGTCATTGGGAACAAGCAGGTTGCCGGTGCCTACTTGCGGAGTAAGGGTTGGGTACTCGACGTTGAACCACCACAATGCCGCCTGCACCGTGGCGCTGGCTGTGTCCAGCTTAGCGAGGGCATCAGGGATCAGTGGATGTGGCTCGTCGATTGCGTTGACTCGGCGCTCACCAAGAAGCCCGAGCATGTCGTTAACCACGTCGAGGGTGGTGAGCGCCATAGTATTTCCTTAAATGCAAAAAGCCCCAGCCAGCCCGAAGGCAAGCCGGGGCTTGGGTTTAGACCCGTTTAAGCGAGCGCGATTTCAGCCGAGTATTCAGCACGGTTCGGACCGACCGCGAAGGCCAGGTACGAGTGAACGCACCAAGCCAGCATCAGCTTGTCGAAGAACACGTCCGAGGTAACCGGGATCGTTTCGCCGGCCATGATGGCGCGGGGCGAGAAGATGGCCGCAACGGTCTTGGAGAAGTCACCGTCGTAGGCGTCGTCGTTGAACGCGTTGGACAGGTGGTGGCCCACGATGTTGGTGTTGGGCAGGTTGTTGCTGGAGAACACAGGCACGCCTGCAGTCTTGAGCACCCAGCCGTCATTCACCTTGTTGCCCGAGGCCGTCACGTACTGGGTGTTAACCAGCTGTTCGGCTTGGATCAGGGTGTTGTAGAACGCAGGGCGCACCACGATCACCACGTCATCAGAGCGGGGGTCCACATCCTTGTTCTCCATCTTCACCAGGGTGTCGGTGATGGCGGCGTACAGCTTGGCGGGGTCCTCCGCATCGTCCAGCGTTGCCAGCGTGGTACGCGAACCACCGTAGTGGCCAGCAGGCTTGCCACTCGAGCCAGCAGCGTAAGCGGAGTCCGGCAGACGCGCGGCCTTGAGTGCTTGAATCAGGAACGCCTGATCCTTGAACTTGGCGATCTCCTTGCCCTGCTCGGTAGCCACTTCGCGGCGAGTGTCCATCTGCGTCTGGAACACGTCGAGCATCGGGAAGAACTCGCGGGCAGCGATTGTGGTATCCACCGTCACTTGGTTCTTGGAGAAGTCGGACTTGATACCATCCAAGGCCACGCCAGGAACCACCTTCTGCAGGACGGACTTGCCCACGGCATGGTTGGTAAACGTAGCAGTGCCCTTCACTTGGCGCACGGGGATGTGGTCAGCCAGGATGGACTTGCGATTGATGGTGCCTTCTACCATGCCGGTGAATTCCTCGATGACGAGGTGCAGCTTGTCGGCTTGGGTGGTGTCAACGCTGTTCCGAGCGTTGGGGTAGGTAACGATTGCGCTATTCAGAGCCATAAGATTTCCTTTCGGTAGGTTGGGGTAGAAGCCAACCCACGTTGGCTATTCTATATATTGACAGGAAGGGTCAGTACCCGGCGCGGCGTGCAGCGAGTCGCTGAGACTGGAGGGCGCTGTACTCGGGGCTGCCCTCGGTTCGGTTGCCCAGCTTCTGGCGCAGAGCTTCGACAGCCTGGGCATACGCCTTGGCGGTCATGGGCTCATTGCTCGGGGCGGCAGTGCCTGCCTCG